ATTTACCTCTTTAAAATGAGTCTGAGGGCGTGGTAGTGTTACATGCCATGCCCTTAGTAATCTTTAATATATCCTGGAGGTAGTATTAATTTTTCCTCTCTATTTGGTTTTAAAACAACTCTTATTGATGTATCTTTTGGGTTATTACTTTCATGAACCTCAATTCTTTTAATCTCCTCTAAATAACCTTTAGAAGTCATGATGTAAATTCTTGCATTACTAATTGCATTACCCCTCATTCCGTTAGTGCCTTCAGTAAATTTATCTAAATATTCTTGTAGATGTTTAACGAACATTTTTAGAAAGATCCTCTATTACTCTTTTATAGCCTTCAACTAAATTTTTATTTTTATCATTTTCTGCTTTTATTTGTTTTAGCTGCCAAATCTCTTTCTTTTGTTCTTCAATCAAAATTTTGTAGCCATCAATGGTGTCTTGTAGTGTAGCTTTTTGTTTTTTTAAATGTTCTATTCTCTCTTCTAAGTCGTTAGGTCCTCGATTATAAACTTTCATTGTTGACTTTATAAGGGTGTTACCCTAAAAAGTCAATTATGGGCGTACCAAAAAGATTAACAGAAATGCAACAAAGGTTTGCAGAATTTTTAGTTTTCGGTGATGAAAACGGACCTTTAACACAAACGGAGGCGGCAATTAGGGCAGGATATTCTCCTAAAAGAGCAAGACAAGAGGGGTCTGAGCTATGTAATCCAAGATTGTCTCCACTTGTAGTGAAGTTTATTGGTGAGCTAAAAGAAGAAAGATTAAAAAAACATGAAGTTACTTACGAGG